CCACGCTCTAGGCGTTTCCGTCCTGCCCTTAAATTTACTGACAGCTTGACTTGGGTTAGTTCTGTGCTGGTTAAACGACATATAGACCTCTAATTAGGCTGTGATTCTGTTTACATAACCAAAGACTGAAATAACATTTATTGTTCCAGCAAAACCGCTAATCGTTTTTGGACTTGAATTTCCTTTGAGAATCAACCCAGGAATAATTAACATCAAACCTGACTCAGCAACAACAGTCACTTCAATAGGATCGGCAGTGCCCGAGTTTGAGCCATACTCGATAGTTAACTTGACATCAGCAGCGCTCTGGTTCTGTGCATACATCCAAACTTCGTCAATCGTAGTGACTGTTGAACTAGCAGTGTGAATTGATGCTGCTCCTGCTGAATTAGTTCCAGTTATAAGCCTGCCTCTTCCATCATCAGATTGTGAAAGTATTGTTTTTGTAAAAGTTGCCATAATTGCTCCTTAACTAAAGACTTGGACTTCAAGAATAGAAATACCTGCGGGCGGAGCAGCAGGCGCAACCCAAGCAGTAGTACCACTACCAGTATGAGTCAAAATTGTATTAGCCGCTGCGCTTGCAGCAGGTGTAGCACTAATCCCCACTTTTGTTTGCAACGCAATCAAAGCGCTAGAAGCAGCACCATGAACTTGATTATGTTGAAACCCATTTGCATCTAACTCAGTAGCCGCACCAGGCGTAACCTGAGTAGAAGTATCATCAAGAGTTGTAGGATAATTTGATGTAGGCATACTACCTCCTATGGCTTTAAGTCAAGAGTAAATATGCCAGCAGCATTCCACTCAATTTGGAAAGTACCTGATGTAGTAGAAAAATCGCCTAAAAAATCTATATACGCAATAAGTCTTTTATCTGTAACCGAATCATCATAAATAACGGCTGCTCTAACAGCAGAAATTGTTGAGTTAGGCCACGTTACGTTATTACCATCCCATTTCAAAGTACCAGTACCATCTGAACTACCAGCCAACGTAGGGCTAGCTATTGCGTTCCCACCTGCTGTGTAGTTAGTACCAGTTACTTCATTAGTAACCTGAGATTTCTTTGTGTGAACTTCAAAATCTGGAGAATAAGCAGCTTTAACTAACATACATTTGAAAGAATCATTATCTAAATCTAATGCAAGATCATTTTTTAAAGCCGATTCAAATGTTTTAACAAAAAGTGCACTAGCCATTAGTAGACCCTGTTCCTTGAATAGGTTTTGGTTTAACTGTTACATCACCGTTTGGTTTTTGCATTTTTCTTCTTTTTTGCAACGGCAGCAGCAGCTTTACCCTTAGCGGTATATGGATATTTTTTTCCTGCGACATTAGGCATACATTAAATCCTAGCAGATAATAATGGGGGGGCTGGGAAAAGGGGAAAAATCCAACCCCCCCAAATTTCATGCGTTAACTAACTACTAGTTAGCGCCTATGCTTGATGATGATTCAATACGTTCCAGTGAAGCTTCACGGAAACGTCCGTAACCTACAAGATGGTACCAACCGATTGGGTTGAAACGACGAAGAGTATCAACAACAGGACCAACCACAACGCTTGGCTCTGGACCAAATCCTGGAGCACGAGAAAACGCTTTTGCAAGCGCTTGACGACCACAGATAAGTGTCTGATAAACATCAACGTTACCATTACCACCATTAACAATGAGGCCAGCGCGTGGGTTTTCAATGTATTCAATACCATTGAAGGTACCGATTGAACCCGCACGAATAGCTGCACCATTTTGCAATACTTGGTAGTTAATAATGTCTGTTACGCCAGCAGTAGGAGCCTGGTTACGAAGATCGTAAGAAACATCTGGGTGAATAATCCCCATATAGTTTCCGTTCTCCCAACCTGGAGCCAAACGTGTGCGTAAACGAGCTACAGATTTACGACCATGCTGTGCATCGTAAATATTTGCAGCAACAATAGCGCCACGAGATGATTGACCAACATGGATTACATGAGTACCACCATTAGCAACGTCTGATACAACTTTATCAAGCGAATCTGCCATGTTGTAGCCAACAATGTTAGCTGCATCAGCATCAACGTTTAAGAAAGAAGTACCACGTACTTTAGCAGTAGTCAAAACAGCGTTACCATACTCAGCAAGAGTTACAGTAACCTTTGAATCCGTTAATGCTACTGGGGTAACATCAGACGCTTCAGTCAAAGCTGAAGTTGCCTGTGCCATGTCCTGGTAGAAAGTAAACTGAACACCAGAACCATTAGCACTTTGTGCTGTTGATCGTACGTCTGCAACCATTTCGAAAAGTGGTTGTGACCGTAACGCAAAATGAGCAACCAAGTCAAACGCTGTTTGTACCTGATCGTTTAGAGTCGTAGTAGTTGTATAAGCCATTTATGGGCATCCTTAATCGAAGGACCCAACTATCTAACTAGCCAATTACTGACTAGCATTCCAATGGAAGTTTTCGCCACGAGATTCCCAATACGCTTGTAAATCTTCTTGTTTAGAAAAAGATTTCATACGCTCACCACCATCAACAGGTACGACCGGATCGCCACCTTGCCCTGCGTTTTGAATACGTTGTTCTGTGTCAAGTGCATCCATAAGATCTTCGTTAAAATCTGGGCTTACTGGATTCCCAAAACCTGCTGCTGCTGCTTCTTGACGAATCAGATCAGGGTTAAGTTCACCTTCGTAACCTTTAACAAAATATTTGATACGAGGATCTTGAGGATCAAGACCCGCTTGACGAAACGTATTCTCGCGTTCAAAAACTTGCAGTTGAGCTTCAGCAGCATTAGCTCGCGCTGCCTCAGATTTCAACCTCCGTCTTAATTCCGCAGGAAGAGTTGCATCGGAAAAACTTTCAGCACTACCTTCATCGTTTCCAGTAGAGTCAGAATTTGTCATATTTTACTCACCTATGTTACGCATCTAAAGCGGTGGTACGTTAGATGGAATGTTGTTAGCTCGCCCATAAAGGGCCAACAACAAAAGCAATAGTAAATGACTACGTGATTGCTTGTCAAGTATTAAGTAGCAGTACCTAAGCCAGATACCCCTGTGCCTGACGTTAACATACCGCCAGTTCCTGCAAAATTAGTAACTCGTTGCTCGCGAGTTCGTCTAACATTATTTTTAGCTTCAACAGATAAACCAAACTCTGATTTAGCAAGTTCAGAAGATGTTAACCCACTCTTTTCATTAAGAGTTGCTTCAGTTAACCCAGCTAAAGGGTTTAATCTTTGCTGTATCTCACGACCTTGCACACTTGAACGTTGTAAATCTTCAGCTACTTTTTTGTCAAATCCCACAGTAGTGTTTAAACTTGACATAGCTGTAGCAGACAACCCAGCAGCTTCTAAACTACGTTTTTCTTCAAAAAGATTAATAGCTTTTTTCGGATCTAAATAGTATGCAACAAGATCATCATCGTTAACGCCAAATAATCTTTTCAATTCAGCTTTTGTATTTGCGTCTGCGCCTTGTGTAGCTAACCGAGCCATGTCTACACGGGAACTTACTTCAGATAAAGAAATATCTTGACCTATGAAAGTCGTGAAATCTTCTGGTTCATCATAAAACTTTGCAGGCATACCATTGATACGCATTAATTCTTTTTGCCCGTCTTCAAACTCTATATATTCTACAGGCGTCATAGAACCAAACCCGTTAGCTAAACGTGTTGCCATGCCAGGAAATCGTGCTTTGTATTCTTCAGTGTCTTGTATTTCAAGTTCTATTTCGTCGTCAGTTAACCCTGCTGTCATAAAGCTTTTAAGTTTTTGGACAACACTTAAAGGAAGACCAAACAGATTAACAAACTTTGTTAAAATAGCTGTAGCGCTTTCAACACTACGTTTATTTGCAGCTTCTAAAGTCTGATTTTTAGCTAGCAACCTATTCTTTTCGGCTGTTTCTGCTTTAAGTATTCTTTCTTGTTCAATTTGTTCAGGCGTTTTTTTACCTGCACCAGCTACTCCACCAATACCCCATGTACCTGCAACTGGTTGCCATACCCATTTTTGTGTGCCAGTAAAACCCATAGTCCGAGGATCATCTGGACCAGGCATATCTGGTATCACTTTACTAGGGCGAATACTATTTCCATCTTCATCTTCATTTTCATTTATAGTTAAATTGTTAGGATCATC